ACTGTCCGAAGAATGTACAATATTATCGCCACTCAAAAGAAAACATTGCAGGACTTGCGCAAAATGGAGGTTTTACCCCTTGAATTGTGCGCCAAAAATGCAAGCCGTTTCCGCCTATTTGCCGAAATTGTGCGCCAAGTGTGCGCCAAGAAAGGAGAGCGGCGGCGTGGTGAAATTGTTGAATGGGCAATTGTGGTTTTGCTGCCCGGTCTGCGGCCAGAAGCTGCACAAACTTGCCCCCAATGCCGTTTGTAATGGCGTTACGACCTTTTGCAAGCGGTGCAAATGGGAGGGGGTTATGGAAATCAAATCACGGAAAGGGGCTTAAACAATGGCGAGTATCAGGAAAATAGAGGGGAAGCACGGCACGGCGTATAAAATCACGGTCACGCTGGGGCGTGATTCCTTCGACCGGCAAATCAGGCATTACAAGACGTGGAGGCCGGAAAGACCTATGCCCGCGCGAGAACTCAACAGGGAGTTGCAGCGCGTTGCAACAGAGTTTGAACAAGACCTAATGAATGGTTTTCAGGCGGATAACCGGCAGACCTTTGCAGAGTACGCCGCGTATTGCTGCACCATAAGAGAGCAGCGCGGGGACAAGCCGCAAACCCTGGCGCGTGTCCGGCGGCAAACTGCACGAATCAACGAGTATATAGGGCAAATCCCTATTCAAGAAATCCGCCCGAAGCAGCTAACCGAGCTTTACAAGAAGCTTTCCGAGCCGGGAGCCTGTCGGTGGCAAGTGTTCGCACTGCCCGCTGTAGACTTCAACCAGCTTATACCGGAGGGGGAAACGTGCAACAGTTTTGCACGGTCATGTGGTGTCTACGGGAATTTAATGCGCCGGTTATGTAAGAATCAGCCCATCAGCCGCCAAAACGCCGCAATAATTGAAAAGAATTTAGGCCGAAAAGATCTTTTCAAGCCGACGGGAGACGAAAAGCCGCTATCCCCCGGAACAATCAGGGATTATCACGCAATCATTTCCACGGTGCTTGAACAGGCCTACAAAGAAATGATTATCAAATATAACCCAGCGAAGCGCGCCACGCTGCCAAAGAAAAAGCGCGTCCGCGAAAGCAAGTCTTTACAGCCGGAGCAGTTAAAAGCCGTTCTTGCCGCGCTGGAGGGCGAGCCGCTGCCATTCCGTGCATTGATAACCCTTTTCATTTCCACGGGATGCCGCAGGGGGGAAGCCCTGGCGTTGACCTGGGACAAGGTGGACTTTATCCGGCGGGAAGTGCTGATAGATCAAAGCATGATGTATCTGCCCGAAACAGGTATACAGAGCGGGTCAACAAAGACCGGCAACAGCCGCCGCGTAGCTCTGCCAGATGAAACCATTGAGCTTTTGCGGAAACTGTGGATAGAGCAGACGAAAGACCGGCTACAGCTGGGCGATCTTTGGGAACAAAACAACCTTGTATTTCCAAGATGGAACGGAAAGCCGATGAACCCCGGAAATGTAAACATTGAATTAACCGAGTTTTGCAACCGCCACGGCCTGCCCCATATTAACCCGCACTTGTTCCGGCATTCCGCCGCCTCCGTTCTGCTGTCAAACGGCGTGGACGTGCTGACCGTGGCGGGGATGCTGGGTCATGCCGATGTATCAACGACGCTAGACACCTATGCTCACGCCATAGACGAAGCAAGGCACAAAACGGCGGATTGTCTCAGCGAAACTATTTTGCAGAAAAACCGTGCTTAACACTTGCAAAACCGTGCTTATTGTGATATAATAAAAGAAACTGAATGACAAAACAAACGGGGCGAAATCCCCCTTTGAATGTGCCTTTGTGCCTATCGCTTACGCATGGTAACAGTGCGTGAGAGGTAGGCACTTTTTATTTTTTTCAAAACATGAAAGGAGCTTTTAATCATGGTACGAATTAGAACAGTCCCGAAAGCAGTTGAGGAGATCAAGAAGCAAGACCCCGGAAGTTACATTAACACGCGCCTTTTGCGGCGTTGGCTGAAGGACGGCACAATCAAGCCCGTAAAAGGCAGCTACGCTTATACACTTGTCAACCTTGACGAGCTAGAGAGGTTTCTTGCCGGTGAAAATAATTGATCTTTTGAGCCACGGCCAGGCTAGCGCCGTTTCCCTCCGAGAGCTGGAGGGCATAACCGGCCTTGACGGTCGAACCGTCCGGGCTATGATCTCCGCCGAGAGGCGGGCAGGAGCCGCCATATTGAGCGACAATGTGACCGGCTATTATCTCCCCGCAAACAAGGAAGAAAAGGCGCGTTTCGTCCGCTCCATGCGGCACAGAGCACAAGAAATTTTAAGCGCGGCGGATGCCGTGGAAAGGAGTTAGAAATGCTAGCGAAAGCAAACGGTAAGCAAAGCGGAAGCAAACGATAAGCAAGAGCAACCCGCAAGCGAGAAAGAGAAAGAGAGAGAGAAAGAGAAAGAGAAAGAGAACGAATGTTATCCCCCTACCCCCTTTTCGCAAATCAACAGCGTGTAAAAATATTCTGTCGCAATCGCGGGGCATTATCATACCGGCCAGCGAAAAAACAGAGGCCGTAATAAGAACTGAAAATATAATTTTGAAAGCAATTTTGGAAATGGAGATTTAAGCAAGTGTCAGAGGACAAGAAAAGATTTTGGTGGTTGAAACTGAAAGAAGGGTATTTCGATTCTGAGGGAATGCGCCGATTGAGGAAACAGGCGGGCGGCGAGGTCTTCACAATCATCTACTTAAAAATGCAGCTTGCAAGCCTGCGCACGGATGGGGTTATTTCCTATAACGGATATGATGAAACATTTGCAAAAGAAATCGCCTTTGCCATCGGTGAAGATGCCGACAACGTCGCAAATGCAATCGTAGCCCTGCGCCGTTATAAACTTGTTGAGGACATTACCGACGGAAGCTTTTTTCTCCCCGAGGCCGTGGCAAATACGGGAAGTGAAAGCGATTCAGCAGCAAGAATGCGACGGCTGAGAGAACGCAGAGCGTCACAATGTGACAGCGACGCATAAAAGCCTTATTCACTGGTGTTACATTGTGACGAAAAAACGTCACGGAGTGACTAAGAATAAGAGTAAGAGCAAGAGCAAGAGTTAAGAGATAGAGAGTAAAAGGGAAATGACAAATCATTTCCTCTATGTATAAGGGTGTAAAAGGGAACGGAGCCGCTTACGCGCTCCATTCCACCCCCTGCATAGAGAGCAAACAATATTTCTTTCTGGTATAAGGGATTTCATCAAGAAAGGAGGATTTTCATTGACGTTTGATTTTGAGAAATTCGCAGATATAACCGCGAGTGTATACCCGCAGAGTGTCTACAGCTTGCAAGATGCCTTGTCCGTGTTCCGGTACTACTTCGAGCAGTACGAGAAACACATGGGCAAACCGCATCCGCCTATCAGAGCAAGCCAGATCGTGCGCATATGCCAAGATATGCCCTATATCTTTCCGGATGGCGAGGGTATCGAAGACGTTACCCCGGACGGGTACTATGCCATGATCGACAAGCACTTTCGGACAAAGTACCGGCGTTGTGACTACAACATCAACCACTTTTTCAGCGGGAGAATCCGGGAACTGCGATTTTACGAAGAACTTTATTGAAAGGGGTGAACGATACGAGCGGGAAAACATCACAGCGCAAGGGCGCGGACGGAGAACGGGAGCTTGCCGCCATTCTGAGGGAATACGGATACACCATTGAGCGCGGCGGTTCTCTGTCATTTGGCGAGGTTCCAGACCTTGCGGGATTGCCGGGAATCCATATCGAATGCAAACGCTGCGAACAAGTCCGGCTTTCCGAGTGGATGGAGCAGGCCGAAAGAGATAGCCGGTATTTCAAGGACGGTTTGCCCGCCGTATTTCACCGCCGAAGCCGGGAACCGTGGCGCGTAACAATGAATCTTGCTGATTTTATGCGGCTCTATGACCGCCAGAAAGCCGCAGAAAGCGCCGATTGAAAGGGGGGTATGAATTGACACCACGCAAAGAAAAAGCCCTGCAAGCGCTTCTAGTGTGCCGTACAAGGGCAGAGGCAGCAAAAGCCGCCGGAATTGGAGAAAGCACCTTGCGGGCGTATCTGCAAGACGCTGAATTTTCGGCAGCATATAAGCACGCCGCCGCCGGAATCATGGACAGGGCAACGAGGCAACTACAGCAGAATTTAACCGCCGCAATAGACCGGCTGGGCGCTATTGTCGCGGATGATGAAGAAACGAGCGCAAACCACATTACAGCGGCGCGGACGCTGCTAGACTACGGCTTGAAGTTCACCGAGTTTAACGACATTCTCAGAGAGCTGGAAAGCACCGAGGGGGAGCCCGATGTATTATGACCGATTAAAAAGCCGTGTGAGGGCAAGCAATGCCGCCAGACGGCGGCAGCAGGAAGCAAAAGCCCTGATCGACTGCATCGACGTAAAGCAGCACATAGCGCCTGTATACTACCCCTTACACGAGGATGTCAAGGCAGGGAGACACAGCACATACAACCTCCCCGGCGGGCGCGGTTCCTGCAAATCGTCATTTGTGTCTGTGGAGATCGTCAGCGGAATCATGCAGGATGGGGAATCAAACGCCATTGTATTCCGTGCCGTGGGAAACACCTTGCGCGATAGCTGCTATTCACAAATCGGCTGGGCAATCGACACGCTGGGCGTTTCTCACCTGTGGCGGGGGCGTGTAAGCCCCATGAGCTATACATACCTTCCCACCGGGCAGGAAATTCTTTTCCGTGGTCTGGACGACGCAAGCAAGCTGAAATCCATCAAACCCCGGCGCGGTACATTCCGCTATATCTGGTTTGAGGAATTTTCAGAGCTTCCCGGCGCGAACTTCACCCGAAATGTAATGCAGTCTGTCTTGAGAGGTCAAGGCAGCAGTGCAATTGTATTCCGCAGCTTTAACCCTCCCATCAGCGCCAACAACTGGGCGAACGTATTCATACAGGAGCCGGACGAAAAGGCCGTCACACTGCTGACTAACTACACGCAAGTTCCCCCGGAGTGGCTGGGTGAAGCGTTTCTATATGATGCTGAGCGGCTGAAAGCGCTGAATTACAAGGCATATGAGCATGAATACATGGGCATAGCGACCGGAACAGGCGGCGAGGTATTCCCCAATTTGGAAATCCGGGAGATCACCGACGAAGAAATAAACAAGATGGGCTATATCTTCATGGGGCTTGACTTCGGTTTCGCGGTTGACCCTTGCGCCTTTGTGCGTGTGGCCTTTGATCGAAAGATTGATACCGTTTATTTCCTGGATGAAATTTATGAACGGCACTGGTCAAACAGGCAGATCGCCGCCGAGATCAAGCGCCGCCACTACGACAGGAGCCAGGAAGTAAGCTATGCCTATTATGTGGGCGAGTATGCGGAGCAGTACACCATTACCGCCGATTGCGCGGAGCCTAAGAGTATCGCCGACATTCAGGCCGAGGGAATCAAGTGCATACCATGCAGGAAATTCCCCGGGTGTGTGGAATACCGCGTGAAATGGTTACAGCACCGCCGCATTGTCATTGACCCGAAGCGAACCCCCGAAGCATACCGGGAGTTTGTAAACTACAGTTATGCCACGGATAAGGACGGAAACTTTCTTTCCGTTCTCCCGGATAAGGATAACCACACGATTGACGCCGTTGCCTATGCCCTTGACCATGTGATTTACAAAAAGGGCGTTTCCGCATAAGAAAGGGGGCGAAAATATGGGCTATTTACGAATCAAATGTCACTACTGCGGCGGTATTTGGGAGGTTTACCGCCGGGACATTCGATATGGCAAGGCCAGAGAATGCCCGCACTGTTCCCACGCGATTGATGAACAGACGTGGGGCAAGCAGGTCATCCCCGCTTACTGCGCCATGTATGACGCAAATCTTGAACTGCTGAAAGATCATACAGGCTACCACACCCCGCTTTTTGAGGTGAGCTATGAATCAGCTACTTTGTTCAAGGATTCAGAAGGTAGAAAGACGGTTTTCCACGAAGACGATTGATAAGGAGGTGTAAAAATGTCTATTTTTGATCAATACCCGGAAGTCGACAGCAACGGCCAGCGGTTCAGATGGATGGGGGAAGCTTGCAAAGAATATATGCCGATGGTTCATACCACATTCGGAACTGTACCGATGGGGACAGAATCGCCAACCCACAGTTATGAACCAGCGCCCCGCCGGAAGTCCTGCCCATTTTCAACGGCCATAGACCCCGTTTGCCGGGGTGATGACTGCGCCTTTATGAGCGGGGACAGATGCAGGCCAGGAACGGCACAGACCGGGAAACGTTGCCCCCTATCCGGCGGGATGGCCTGCGGCAATAACTGTATGATGTACGACAATGGGAGTTGCACCCTATTTGCAACAGAAAGGACTACGAAATGAGCCAGTATAACCACTTTGCAAAAGACCTTGACGCCGCTTTCAAGGAGGCGCGGGAAAAATACACCGCTGCATATAACGCAGTAGAGCAGGCACGGAAGGCCATGCAGAACGCGGGAACGGACGCGATGAGAAAGCAGATCGCCACGCTCCAGCTCCAAGATGCAGAAACAAACCTGCGCAAAGAAGCGGTTAGCATCTGGGCGGAGTTCGACGCGAAGGCCGCAGACCTCCGCCGCGCATTGGAAAAGGAAGTGCAGACGAGCAACCTTGCCGACCCCTCCGCTATTGACAATAACGCGCTTGAGCTGATGAAAACCGGCATTCTAACGGTAGATGATTATTTCGGCTTTGCGGACAGATACGACAAGAACCCGACTATGTTGAAGTTGATCGGCCACTATGCGAAGGAAGCGGCGGACAACGCAGACAGCACAAAAGACAGGGTTGCATTATTCTGCCTTGCGCGAGACTGCGCTAGAGGCATGGGAACAACCTTGAGGGCGTGGGATGAGATGATCGGCGTTGCCAACTATTGCAGCGGGCGCGGCGGCAACGGTCAGCGGCGCGATTCTCCCGGCGTAACGCTCAGCATGGGCGAATGGTGGGAGCAGCTTTCCGGGGATTTCGTCGAGAGTTTCT